CTGGTGCACCGACCGGGCTCTGTCCTAGCGCTAATCTAGCTTTTACAGCCGCTTTAGCTTTAGAATTAAGTTTTGGATCACTTGAGGCTCTTGGTAAAACTGCCCGATAATATAAATCACTTAATTGTTGATAAGAGTAATTTTCCCATAACCTCTTGACATTCCATGCTGTTCCATTTGGTGTAAATTGTTTACCATCACTTATTGCAACGATTTTTTTGGCAAGTGCTTTTCTTTCATTTTCTCGAGCCATGACTCTGGCACCAAATGAACCTTTACCTCCAGTTCCTGGCATGTCCTTCCAAATTGATTGTCTATATTTATATAAAGATGCATATGCCTTGCGTGCTTTTGCTTGCTTCGCGGTATCGGCGATGGCCTTCCCTTCGGCATCCGTGGCATAAAATCGGCGGCTTTGGCCAGTGGTCTCTGAGATCGACAGTTCGGCGCGGCGATGTTGTCCAAGACCAGCTGCTGTTAATATGTCTGTTGGGTCACCGAGCTCCTTACGAGAAAGATACAGACCTGTTTTTGGATCTTTTATACTTTTGCCGAATTCGCCTATTTGTTCTTCTGTATCAAAGGCCAAATTTTTAAATTCTTTAAGTTCTCTTGCTTCTTTTTCCCACTTATCCTCAGTCCACCAGTCTTTTATATAAGGCCAAAGCATCCCGGCAACATCCACAGCCGCCCAGCCCCATAATCCTATTGTTGCAAGAGTTCCAACACCGGTGGCGGCCGCGGCTAGACCGGTGACTACGCGAGCTGCTGCTAGGTGTGCAATTTGTTTTGCGACGGCAACAGTTAAACCTCTTCTTATTGCTGAAGATCCTGCCGCCATTCCAGCTGCTTTCATTTTCCGACCAACGACCCCGCCCACTAGCTTTCTTAAAGCTGGTTCGCCAACTGTCCTGGCTGGAGTTGAACCCAACCCGTGGATTCCGCCAACGCCTCTCGTAGCGCCCCAAACAGTCCTTCCTCCGCTCCGCCAACTACCGGCAGCAACATTAGGGTTCCTTAATGTATGTCCAACACCAGCACGTACTCCCGAAACCATTCGTCCGGCGCCTCCGGTAGCGGCCGCGGTGGCCAAGCCGATACCTCTAGCTCCGAGACCGAGTGCTGATCTACCTAAACCCGTTCCTACGAGCGCGGCGCCACCAGCGGCATAGCCAGGATTATCTAGACTCCAATCTAGTGCAGCACCTGCCATTCCTCCTCTACCTCCAAAATTCCGACGTAGCCAACTACCCTCACCAAAAGCTCCTTCTCGGAATCCCATGTTACTACCGGATTTCCAGTAATTTGGATCTATCAAACCGGCGGCAGCTAACGCACCAAATAGCATTTTATGATTCCATATTGCCCGGGCAGGTCCGAGAAGCATTGAGGCTCCTAACGCTGTTTTAATTGGGTTTCGTACAAATGCACTACCACCCATCCTTCTAATTAATTTTTCTCGTTGCCTATCAAATTTACGATCTCTTGTTACAGGTGAATCATAAGTATCTCCTTTAAGCCGTCTTGAACCTGGGTCTAGAGTTTGTAAGAGTTTATTTTGAGTCTTAGTTAGTTTATTTGTGGCAGCCATTAACTCTGACATATCACCTAACTTAGTATCCATTTTCTTAAGAAAACCGTCAGTGACAGATGTTTTAGTATTAAGTTCTCCGATTTTAGTATCGAGACTCGTAATTGTTTTAGAGGATGGTATACCAGTAGCTATTTTATCTATTTTCTCGGTAAGAGCAGATGTAACTTCCTTAAAAGATTCAGTTATCTCTTTATTATTCTCTACAACGTCATTAAGAGCGTTTAATAATGTTACATCAACTTCCATATATTGATGTAATTATTTAATTGAGAAATCAATAAAAAGCAGTTATATCTGCTTCTAACTCTCGCACTGAGCCTACATCTTGTAGCATAGTTGTTAGTTTTTCAGATATTTGTCGCAAATGACTTACACTAAGAAGTTTAAATAATTCAAAGAATTCTGATATAGATAAATTTTCAATTAAAAATAGTTGTTCTCCTATTTTCATAGAATGTATAAACCGAAAAACATCAAAAAATATAACATGCATTCGGCCGCTTTCATCCTCTTTTTGATCTAATAAAAATTCTAAAATTTTATTTTCTTGTAATATATTAGGTTGAATGAAGTTGATTAATACTGGGGATTTATCAAGTTGTAATTCAAGTTGAGAGTCTTTCAATTCATCAATTAAATGTAAATTTAGTTTTTCTGGCTCAATAGAGCTAATATCAGATATCCAGTAATCAATAAGAAATAGTTTATCTTTATATGTAAAATTATAATCTCTGTGTAATGAACATATATGACGATTAACATATAAAATATATTTCAAAACAGCCGTATAGTCATTATTACTATCCTCTATCTCTGTTTGTAAAGAAGATTGAAAATCAACATTTAACTTATTAATTGTAATTTCATCTCCATCCGGAATCTTAACGGTTGCTGTATATATATCTTTAAATTTAGTGAGAAGGTTGTTCATGTTTATTCAATGATTTTTGAATTAATTTTAAATAATCTGCTATCATACTAGGTGTAATAAAATTAAAATCTTGATATGTAAAATTAAATTGTTTCATAAGCAGTAATTGTTGTTCTAATAATGTAGTATAATTTTGAACAAAACACAGGTATATTATATGAATAATTATATCTTTATTGTATGTAAATCTACTATTGTATTTAGTGGTTACGTGATATATGTATGTTGTGTTTAGTTGTTTTATAAATCTCTTTATATGTGGCATACACTTTTTAACTAAGGATAAAGGTATATTATTATAGTCAGCCGTATTAATATCTAATATTGTATTTTCATGTTGGATTTTTTTAATACAAGATGCAGGTAATATTAAATCTACATTGGGGTATCCTATGGTAATATGGTAGCCATCTATAGGATAAATAGTTTCTTCATAGGGAGGTAGATCTTTAAGAAAGTCTTTTTTATAAACTAGTAATTCTTTTTTATCTATTTGTAATTTTATACAATCACTTTCTTCTACAAATCGTTCAGATATACATTTTTGAAAAAAATCTATAACATTATTACTAGGTATTTTTTTAGTAGTAAGTGATAATACTTTATCATATTGTTTATATTTATAGAATTTAGAAATTTCTAAAACGTCGTTATAACTTATCATACTTACGGCTTAGGCTTCGGCGGCGGCGGGATGAACTTGTGCTGATCGCCATATTTATACTGATGTTTTTTATAAGCCTCTGTTCCAGGTACGGCCCATTCCTTGCCGAATTCTTTGATGTTACGGTCGATCATGGCATGATGCTCGCGTATTGAGACATTAAATTCATCTGACGTTACTCGCGGTGGTTTATTTGAAAACTCTCGGACAGGCTGTAACCCTGTTTCAAATGGTTGTTGTACTTTATTCATCTGTTCGTCGAATAATTCATCCTGTACTCCACCGGCCCATTGGTTGCCGAAGTTGTCTCTTTCTGCTAGTTGTTTTTCTTCTTCTATTCCTAGTTCTGTAAATTTCCTTTGTTCTACTCTTTGCTGTAAAAGATCAGCTCTTTTCTTTAAAGAATCATAACCAATAAAGTCTTTAACCATTTTATCTTTATATTCATCTGTTCTGATTATTTTATCTGTTCTGTCTGTTTCCTCCCGTCCAGAACCCTCTCCAATATTACCTTCCATAACTGCATTAAATTCCACACCGCCAATCATGTCAGACCCATCGTCAAATTCCGGTCTATTTTCTGGGCTAGCTGCACTAGGATTACTATACACTGGTATACGAACATCATATTTAGAAAACCGCCAACCAACAGCTACGGATCCTAATTGTACATCTCCATCATATTGTCCGACATTTGCTGATTTTATTACATATGGAATACAATCTTTATATGTATAAATTTTTGTAACTACTGGGCTTATGTTATTTGAGAGACCAGCTTGTGAGGCATCAGCTTCAGCAGCAGCTTCCATAGTAGAATTACCAGGACCTATAGGTTGAGTTGAAATTGGACTATCTCTAAGACTAGATTTTTGTTTTGCTATAAAATATATTGTAACGTCAGTTGATAGTGGTACATCTATATTACCGTATACACTGTATAATTGAATCCACGATCTAAATAAGGTATCTATAATACTTATATTAGTTTCAGAGAATTGTATATCTAAATTATTATCAGGATACTCCCTGCTTTCCATAAATGGACCAACTGGTAATAATCCATTAATTAATTTACCTCTATTATTTACACTTGTCGTTTCTGTAGTAAGATCAACACCAGTGGCTAAAAACATATAACCATCAAAGTATTTTTTAAAAATTGTATTTTTTGCTAGATCTAATCCAAATGGGTTCACGTTTGAATTAGTTCGTACTCCTAATTCACGTACCTTTTGTTCTGTTATAGCTCCGGGTACATGTTTAATATTAACTAGAAAGAAATTTTGCGCGGCAGGGAACGTCGCGAAGTCAGTTAATAGTTCATAGAACTTTTGTCTAAGATTAAATGCTCCAGAAGGCTCTAGAATTGCCATGTAAATATTTAAGGCAATTAACCTAATACGGCCCCAGCTAATTTACCAATAGCATTAACAGTACCACGTATGGCAGGATCTCTCCTAAAGAATTGATATGCCATAGTAATAGTTACTGTAGCAACTTCCCCATCACCAGACATTGAATAACTAATATCACCACAGTCTGTTGGAAATACTCCATGAAGTTTATATGTACGCATTGGTTCAAATTTAGTATTTAATTGAACTAATGTTATTGTACTATTATTATGAAGTATACCATCACCAGTTGTGGTTTCATCATTATAAGTTTCAGTTATCCAATTTTCCATTGCAATGCGAGAGTT